ATCTTCAAACCTTTCAATAAGTTCAGGAGTAGCATCTTTTCTTAAACTATTAAATGTTTTAAGAACTTCTCCTGCAGCAGGTAATAATTGCTCTCCAAGTTCCTCTCTTAATTCTTGTGTTGCAGATCTTGCTATTAATTGTTGAGCAGCAAACCCAGAGGCTTCTCTAGCAGCATTACCCTGTTGAACTGTTGCTCTTTCAAATATTAATGCAGTTGTGGCTAATGCTTTTTCTTGTCTAGTTAAAGCATCAGCACTTGTTTTACCTGTTTGCTCAAAAGCCTTAGTTTGTACCTCAGCTTCTGTAATTGCAATACCATAAGTTTTAAGAGCCTCTCTTTCTCCAACTAAAGCAGATCTAAATGCTTGTAAAACAGGCTCTGCTCCTGCAGTTATATTATTAAATGAAGCTATATCTCCTGCTAAATTAAATAAATCTGATGATAAGTCTGCTGATTCCTCTTGAGTAAATCCAATACCCTGTGCTACTGACCCAAATACTGAGATAAGTTGTTGTGCTTCTGCTGTTGTTAAACCAAAAAGATTAGCATTTTTAGCAAGTTCTTTATTAAGTTGTTCTGCAGCTCCTCCAAAAGTAGTTCCAAAAGCTCCTGCAGCTTCTTGAGCTGAACTAGCTGCTTGAATAGCTGCTAAAGAAAAATCTGCTAATGATTTAGCAGCTAATAAAGCACCACCAACTATAGATGCTTTTCCAAGTCCAGACATTCCTGCACTAAATTGTGCATTAGCTTTAGTTGAATTTTTTACATCAGTATCTAGCTTTTTAGTTGATTTAGATACTTTATCTAATCCCTTAGATGTTTTATTTGCTCCTGTTAGCTTAAGGAACATCTCTAAAGTTGCTCTAGCCATTATCTCCTCAATTTACTTCTAGCATTAGCCTCTGTGATAGCTTTTTGCTCTTTTTTATTCTTATCTATGTAGTATAACTTCCAAGACTCAAATTCTTGCATACTCATATTTTTTCTAAGAGCATCAACTGTCATGCCTAAATCTAAAGCTAGTCTAAATTCAAAAGCCAACTCTGTATTATTCTGGAAACTCAGAGGCTATTGAAGCCTGATCCTCCTTAGTCCAAGCCATACACCTATAAATACCAATAAGAATTTTATCTACTATTGTTGGAGTAGCTTTTTTATAAAATTCCTCAACCTGTTCTAAATCATCAAATTGTGGCTCTTTTAAACCTCTAAGCAAAAGATGTTTTTCAAATAAGACTTCATCTCTAACTCCATCAATTTCAGATAATTCATTAATCTCAACTGCATCAGCTTTAGTTAATCCTGTAACTAGAACTGTTGCATCCCATTGCTCTATCTCTATCTCTTTTTCAGGTAAAGATGGAGCATTAGATATATCATCTAAGCTAAGTCTTTTCATGATAACCTCTTTCTGTTGTGAATTACTTAAGTATTATTTTAAGCAGTTCCCTCAGTTACATTTCCAGTTACTTGAAAAGCAGCTGAAAATGTTACAGCTCCTCCTACATCTGGAGTTCTATCATAACTTGTCATGATACATTCTCCAGAAGCTTTAGGATTTCCTCCTGTAGTTCCAATTGGATAGAACTCAAAAGATCCTGTAGCACCAAGTATTCCTTTAAGGTAACCATCAACAGTTGCATCAAATGAGCCAGAAATTGTAATGCTTGCATCAGAAAGACCTGATACAAAAGCTTTAGAGCTATTTGAAAAGGCACTTACCTCAGCTACATCAGCAGTTCTTGAAATAGCAACATCTGTAAGAACATTAGAAATATCTCTTAGTGTTCCTCCAGAGTCATCAATTTTAAAAGCTGCACTCTTTCCATGTGTAAATGTTGGCATTTATCTTTCTCCTATTTCCTTAATTTATCCCTGTGCAAATCCTACTGCTGCTGTTATGCTACCAGATCCTCCAAAAGTTAGAACTGCTCTTGCATATCTTGCAGGATTACTTGCACTTGTTTTTAGTTCTGATGTTGTTCCTGTTGCCTGAGTAAAAGTTATATAATCAGAAAAAGAAGCATTATCAGAGCTTGTTTGTATTTTAACATCTAAAGTTGGGCTTCCAGAACTTACTGTACAATGCAGAACTCCTGCACCCCCATTAGTTCCTGCAGCTCCAAAATCTACTGATGTTTGATTACTTGTACTTGTTACAGCAGTTGGAGTAAGTAAAGACTTACCATCAAAAGCATCTCCACTAAATTGGAATGCTACTGCTACTGCAACAACTGATCCTACATCTGCTGATCTATCATAAGATGTTCCTAATGTAGTTCCAAAAGATACAGCATTCCCTCTAGTATAACCTATTGGGGCAATAGAGAATGCTGCCCCAGATCCACCAAGTTGAGCTAAATACTCTGCATCTGCATCTGGGCTTGAACTCTCAAAATATCCAGAAAGAGAAACTGTTCCATCTTTAAGTCCTGCAACATAAGTTTTTCCTGCACTTGTGCCACCAGAAAAAGTTGAAGTTTCAGCAACATCTGCTGCTAATGATAAAGCTGCATCTGTTAATGTTGTTGAAAGATTAGTGTTATCTAATATAACAACTGCATCTTTACCATGTGAAAATGTAGGCATCTACTATTCCTCCTCCTCTTTCATCATTTTACTATCAAACTTTACTGCTGCATTATTCTTAATTAATGCTTTAGCCACTTTATCAGGAACTTCTAAAACTTCTCCTGCCTCAGCTCTTACTTCTTTTTTGTTTATTGGAAAATCACTTCCAATTAATATTTTTACTTTCATGCTATTACCTCTACATTGAATGTTACACCAAGATAACTAGTACCCTGTGTTACTTCATATTCTCCATAATCAGTTGCACTTATTACTCTAACAGACATTGCTGCACCTCCCAAAGTTGGATCTCCCTCAATAGCAGCTTTTATAGATGTTGCTCCTGATGAAGCTAAGAAAGCATCTACCTCATCTTGTGAAGTTTGAGCATCTATTCTGGATATATAAACAACTATAGGTATTTCATAAGTATCTGCACCCCTGCCCATTGTTGAATCATAATTAAGAGAATTTAAAGGAGCAACAAGTGCTATTGGAGGTACTATATAATCTGGAACAAACTCACTTGCAGTTAGTCCTGATATAGTTTCTAATCTTGTTTTAAGTCCATCTCTAATTGAAGTAAGCAAAGCCATTATTTAACACTCCTAGCAATATCTTTTGCTATTAATTCTAACATCTCTTGCCCTCTGTCCTTTATCTCTTTCTGTTTTTCAAATACTACACCACCAATGAATGGCTTCATTTTCAAACCTCTTTTAGATATTGCTCTAGCAACTAAGAATGGATTCATTTTAGGTTGTCCTCTTTTAGCCCACTTAGCAAGACTTGATCCCTCATGATATGGAGGAAAGAATGGTCTTGTTCTCTTTATTGGGCTAAATCCTCTATATATTGGCTTACCATGAATAAAAGGAGCATAATTAAGATCTGTAGCTAATTTAAAGCCCTCAGACATCCTAAGCCTATTTGTATTGCCTAACTTAGCTGTAAATACTGATCTCCTAGTCTTACCTGTGTTTTTGTTGCCTCTACCTGATTGAGATCTAGGAGATGGCTTGTTTTCTAGTGCATTAAGAGAATCTTGTTTTAATTCTTTTGCTAATTCATTAAAATAATCTGTACTTCTTTTATTCCAGATTGTTTGTGCATTTATAGACCTAGATAAGTCCAAAGCTCCATTTAGTGTTAGTTTCATCTGTCATACTGTCTATTGGTATTTATTGCAGTAAGTCCTACATAAGGTCTGCCTGATGCAAGAGTAATTGTTGTTTTTTTAAATGATTTAACTAAATTCTTTACATCAGGATCTAATTCTGATAAAAATACTACAGCAGGTTGTCCTGTTTCTGGATTACCAGAAAAACCCATTGGGCTATTTTTTCTCTGAAAGAATCTTGAGGCTTGAATAAGTGTTGCTTGTGTAACTGCAGCAGGTACAGGATTAGCTCCCTCTTGTATTGGGCTTCCAAATTTAGCTGTTATAGATAATCCCTGTCTATGTTCTACAGGTAATACCTTACCTGATTTCTCTAAAGCCATAATAATTTTAGTAAATGGCAATATAGGATCTAATTTATCTGCATTATAAGGAGCTAAATAATAATCTGTATTAAGAGTTAATGTTTCTGCTACAGATCCATCAGCATTAAGTGTTTTAACTATAAGCCCTGTAGTTGTAGCAATATCATCAACATCTGCATAATCCATAAATTCACAATCATATAATCTAGTTTCTACTGCAGCAGATATGGTAAATTGCCTACCACAGTAAGCATCAATAGCAGCAGAAGCTGCATCTAATGCTACATCTAAATTTGTATCTTGTGCTGATCCTGATAAGCCCATCCAAGTTTTTAAAGTGTTCTTATCTACATATTGATGACTCAATATCTAACTCCTTTAAGTTATTTATTTTCTTTTGGTTTAACAGCTTTATTTTCTACTTTTTTAACTGCTTTTTTTTCAAGCTTAACATCTGGAATAGGATCTCCCATACCTGCAACTAAAACTGAACTAACAAAAGGAGATTTAGCTCCCTGTGCAAATTTTTTAGTTCTATTGCATTTCCAGATCATTTCACTTTCTTTTTGTACTACTTTCATATTTTCTCCTGTATGAAAAGCAGAGCCTATAACATTAGTAGTCATTACTAATCTCTGGCTCTGCTCATTCATAATTTAATTTATTCTATACCCTCAACTTTTGAGAAAGCTTGTGGTTTATAGATAGCACTTGCATATCTTAATGAAGCCTTAACAGTAAGGATGTCCTTACCAAAATCTCCATCAGCAGCAGAGTCAGAAATTTGTAATTCCATTCCTCTCCTAAAGACATGGTTAGCAGCTAATCCACCACCAAATTTACCAATGAGAACATCAGTATTTTGGCTAACAGCTGTTCCAATTTGTGATGATTTCACAACAGGAACACCCCAGATAGTTGGGCTTCCAGCTTGTGCAGCAGCACCTAGCATAAAGTTGTTGTTTCCATCAACTTGTCCTGCCAATGCTTCATAAGCACCTGGAGACATAACCATAGCATCAGGGAAAAGTTTTCCATTTTCCTCAATGTCTTTGATTCCCTCTAGGATTGCTCTTAACTTACCACCTACATTTGCAGGAAAAGCTCCTGCTGTGTATTGAATTTGGTTTACCCCTGTAGTGCCTACAACACCCTGAATGTTAGGAGCTGTACCATTTCCTCCAATAAACTGTTTTTCAAGTCTTTGTAGTACATGGTTAGCTAATCTACCATCAAAGTATGCTCTTGCACCTGCTTGATCCTCTAACAATTCTGCAGTAATAGGCAAAGTTGTTATGAATTTTGCTACAGGAGCAGTAATAGCTGTATAGCTAAATGCATCCTCTGGTGCAGCAGTACCCTCAGCTTTTTCAGCAGCATTGTTTGTTGCTGTTTCTCTGAGATAGTAATAAGTTGTTTGGTCTGTATTGATACTATCTACTAGATCTAATACAGGATTTGGATCTGGCTCTATAGCAGGAATAACCTGTTGATAGATGGTATCTCTTGTCCATACAGAAGTTGTAACTGTTGTTTTTGTTTCCATAGGGATATTTTTAATACCATGATCCACAAAGGAACTGTAAGCCTTTGATTCTAAGAATTGTTGTCCAAGTGATTTTGGCTCATCTACTTCTGGCTCTCCATATACAGGCATTCCAGAAACTTTTTTAGATGCTTCCATATCATCATTGTTAGCATTCTTAACAGATTCAAGATCCTGTAATTCAGTAATCTTTTCTCCTAAAGAAGCTAATTCATCATTTCTACTTTTGATTTCCTCTTTTTGATCTGATGAAAGTTCAGACATATCCTTAACAGAATCAAAAATTCTAGCAAGTTCCTCTGATTTAAGAGCTTTTTCAGCTCTCATCTCTTTTAATGTTGCCATTATTTTCTCCTATTAATTATTTTTCATAATGTTCTTTTGAACATCAATAAATAGCTCATTATCTTTAACAGGATCATATCCATACTCAGCTAAGACATCATCCAACTTAATATAAATTGCA